GATCAAGCTCAAAGAGCTCGACATCAAAGAGAACGCCAACAAGATCAACGCCATCAAGGTTGTGTCCGACGCTCAGAACCGAGCCAAGGATCGGGAAGCCAAACAGAACGTCGAAATCCTCAAACTCGCTGGCACGGTCGGTGTCCATCCGGAAAGCGATGGCATTGTGGACGAGCAGATCAAACAGCTTTCCCCGATGCTGAGTTTGAAACCATCGCAGCAAGCGCCTCCGCCTCCACCGAGACCTCAGTTCCGTCCACCTCCGTCACCCGTCGCAATGGGGTTGGGAGGTTTGGGACGTCCACCTTTGAGTTTTGCTCCTCCGCCCATGCGTAGACCTCCGATGCAAGGATTCGCTCCATGAAGATTCGTACCGGCAACAAGCAGTCCCACGGTGTGAAGTGCTACGCCTCTGGCGGTCGCGTTCCGGAGGATATTTCCGATCCTGGGTCATTGCCGAAGATGGCCAGCCCCAAGATGGCTGATGGCGGCATGATCGATGGCGACAAGGCAAAGCCTCGTCTCGACCGCGCTGGCGGCGGCAAGAAGGGCACGGTCGTCAATATTGTGATTGCAGGTGGCAGCAAGCCGGATCAGCCTCCGGCGCCTGCTCCCATGCCGATGCCACCGCCAGCACCGCCGATGGCGGGTCCTCCTGTGCCGCCGCCAATGCCGCCCGCAGGTGGGCCTCCGGTCATGCGCAAGCATGGCGGTCGCGTCAACATGGATGCAGGTGCGGGCTCCGGATTGGGTCGCTTGGAAAAAATCGGCAAGAAATGAGCGTCCAAACCTTCGATACGCGGGCATTGAACATGTTGACCGCGCGCTTGATCGAGGAAGAAACGCGAACCGGCAACGCGCTCGTCAGCGGTTCAGCCACGACCCTTGAAGAATACCGGGAACTGGTTGGAAAAATGCGCGGGCTCAAGCTGGTCCGCGATTTATGTGAAAGCGTCGAAACTGATCTTCGCAAAGGCAAATAGAGAATCCCTCATGGCATTGACCTCCCTCAAAATGATGCACGACAAAGACCCGAAAGACGCTTTGCTTGAAGCGATCGGTGATCTTTCCGGATACGAACTGGCCCCGAGCAAAATCCTCGTAGGCATTTACCAGCGTCCCGAGAAAACGGCAGGCGGAATCATCATCACGCCGAAGACCAAGGACGAAGACATCTATCAGGGTGTTGTAGGGCTGGTCTTGAAGCTCGGCCCCGGCTGCTTTGAAGACGATGACGTCAACAAGTTTCACGGCTTCAACGTCAAGGTTGGCGACTGGATCGAATACAAACCCAGCGACACTGAGAAGGTCTCAGTCAAGGGCGTGATGTGCCGCCGTCTCTCGGACGTGCTGGTGAAGGCCAAGATTTCCGAGCCTGATTTGATTTTCTAAACCCAAGGACATTTCCCTCATGGCTAAAGGTGAAGACGACGGGATTGTCGTGGAGATTGATCCACGGCAGCTCGACATGCGGCTTGAGCCGGAAACGGAACGCAAAGCCAAAGCAAAAGACGACGAGGTCGTTGAGGAGCGAGAGCCGGAAGAAAAAAAGTCCTCCGGTTCCGACGAAGCGATCGAGGCCCTGCAGAAGCAGCTTGACGCGCTCAAAGAAGAAAACGCCCGCAATCGGGCCGCCTATGAGCTGAAGGCAAGAGAAGCCGACGATGCTCTGAGCACGGCGCACCATGCCAGCGGCAGGGCGATGCAGTCGCAGTATGATCTTGTGAATACCGAAATCGCGAACGGCAAGGCCCGTCAGGAAGCCATCAAGCGGGAGATGAAGATTGCCCGCGAAACGGGCGACACCGACCGCGAAACCGATCTGATCAACGAATCTGCTCGCGTCGGCGTCCGTCTTCAGACGAATGAGGAACGCAAGGCCCATATCGAAGCTCAGCATCGCGAGGAACAGGCCCGTCGGGAAGCCAAGCGCTCGCAGCCAGCCGATCCGTTCGAAGCGTCACTTCAGGGACTGTCACCGAAGTCGCAGGCTTGGCTCCGCTCGCACCCTGAGTGTGTCACCGACGACGTGATGAATGCCAAGGTTCTGCTGGCCGACAAGGAAGCACGCCGCAAAGGTTTTGCAGCCGATACGCCGGAGTATTTCTCCTACATTGAGGAACAGATGGGCTACCGCCAGCCACGCCGTGATGAAGACGATGGCGAGGTTGAAACCCGTCGTTCGGACAAGTCGGATCGTCGCCAGTCTTACGCCGCGCCGCCGTCACGAGATTCCGCACCGGGCGCACCTCTGAAGCCGACGCAGAAGCGTCTCTCTCGCGAGCAGGTCGAAACCGCCGAAGCAATGGGCATGACCCCGAGCCAGTACGCCGCTTGGATGGTCAAGGTCGAACGCGACGGCAAGTACGCAAACAACTAAGGATTCCCTCAATGGCAGTTCAGGCAAAATCCCGTCAACAGGCGGTCGGACGTGAGACGGATACCAAACTTGGCCGCGGTATCGCGCTTGGCCGCAATGGCGAACAGATCCGCCGTATCAGCACCACCGGCACCGACCCCTACAAAATCCCGGACATGATCCGCCAGCAGTACTTGTCGGAAGGCTATGACCTTCAGTGGAACGTTGCCAGCGTTCTCGGGAAAGACGGCAAAGATTCTCCCGACATGCTCAACATCGCCAAGATGTACAATGCAGGCTGGCGCGCTGTCCCAGCAGACCGTCATCCAGGTGTCTGGCTCCCGGCAGAAGCGAAGGGCGATATCAATATCGGCGGCCTTCGTTTGGAAGAATGCCCGCTGAAACTCATCGCTGAGGCCCGCGCAGAAGAACGTCGCGAAGCCGACGATCAAGTCAACGGATCGCGCGAGCAGTTTGGCTTTAGCCCCACGGCACGTGGGTTCGAAGGCGCGGACAAGAGCAACAGCCCGCATGTTCGCAAGAACACATTCGTCCGTCGTGAAATGGTGCATGTCGATGATGCGCCGCGTCCGAAGTACGAGGTTTCTCTCGACGACTAAAACAGCAAGAGGCAGCAATCATCAGCATGCCTCTTGAAATTTAAGCAAATCACTGTTACTGGAAGTTTCATCGTTGTTCGTACGCCGCAGGCTGTGGCGATTGCTTCGAGGTCGGAGACCTAAAGAAGCAACAAGCGTCGAGAAGGTTTTCTCGGCAAATCCCACAGCCAAAGTCTGACGGGTCAGACCGGCTACACAACGGATCATCACAATGGCAAACACCTTTGCCCCCCAGGGACTGCTGTCCTATGGCGGTGCGGATGGCGCCGCGCCGACGTACGGCTTCAAGAACGCCAAGATTCTCTACTCAAACTCGGACAAAATCTTCTACGGCGATCCTGTCATGCAGGATACCGGCGGCTACATCCAACAGTGGGACCCGGCAACCGGCGTCTCGCAGTTGATGGGCATCTTCCGGGGCTGCAAGTACTACTCGCTCTCCAACAAGCAGACCATTTTCCCAAACTATTGGGGTGGTTCTGATGTGGCGGTTAATGCCGATATCACGGCCTATATTGAGCCCGTGAACACGGCAACGCCTCCGATGTTCCTTGTGCAGACGGCGAACTCGAACACCACGGCGGTTGCGGTCACGCAGGCATCCGTAGGGGCAAACGCTGACGTTGCTCTTGGGTCCGGCAACACCACGTCCGGCATGTCAACGGCATATCTCGACATCAACACCTTCGGGACGACGGCAACGCTTCCGTTCCGCATCGTGGAGATTTGGAACGGCGTCGGCAACGGTTCCGACAAGTCGAGTGCCTACAACTACGTCGTTGTGCAGGCCAATATCTATCAAGAAACCGGATTAGCTTAAGGAGCAACCCCAATGCCAGTCTCACTTACGAGCATCCGGGATCTGCTTAAGCCCGGCCTTTACGCGGTCGAAGGCGAATACGACCGGATCGAAGATCAGTACTCGAAAATCTTCACCAAGCGCAAATCGACGATGGCCGTCGAACGCAAGGTGCAGATGGCTTACCTCGGGTACGCGCAGTACAAGACGGAAGGCGGTCAGACGTTTGCCGACAACAATGCGGGCGAGCGTTATGTCTATAACGCCGAGTCGTTTGAAGTGGGTCTGATGTATGCCATCACGCGCAAAGCGATCGATGACAACCTCTATAAGTCCGAGTTCAAGCCTCAGGCTCTCGGTCTTCTGAACTCGTTCAAGGAGTTCAAGGAGTACCAGCACGCCGACATCTTCAACAGCGGCACGACCTATATCCCCAATATCGGGGGTGACGGTAAGGCGCTGTTTGCAACAGACCATCCGGTTGATGGCGGCACGGTCGCCAACACCTTCGCGACCCCGCTTCAGCTGAATGAAGCCTCTTACCTTCAGGCCATCACGAACATCCGCGCAACGTGGGTGGACGAACGCGGCTTGAAGATCAAGGGACGCGGCAAGCAGCTCGTGGTTCCGGTGGCCTTGCAGCCGACCGCAAAGCGCCTCATCGAAACCGAGCTTCGCCCCGGCACCGCCAACAACGACGTCAACGTTATCCGAGATATGGATGGCGAGCGTCCGAGCTTGGTGATCTGGGACTACCTCACGAGCCCGAACGCCTGGTTCGTCCTGACGAACACGGCGGATGACTCGTTGCTCACCATGCAGCGCATTACCTTTGAAACCGACATGCAGGTCGATTTCACGACCGATAACCTGCTGGTCAAAGGCTATGAGAGGTATACCCCGACGTATAACGACTGGCGCTGTTCGTACGGAAGTTTCCCGTCTTCGTAAGTACTTAACGTAGACGTGATGTGTATCCTCGTACTCTTTAGTGTAGTGTATTCGCTCCAACAACACCGGGGCAATGCATGACAAAAAAGAAGTACGAAGACGAAAAGAAACTCAGTCTCCAACGTGTTCGTATCCTTCTCGCGTATGAGCCAAAGACAGGATCCTTCTCTTGGAAGGCGAATGTTGCGAATGTCAAAGCCGGTTCAAAAGCGGGAAGCAAAAATGCGTTGGGGTATCTTCTAGTTCGTATCGATAAGTGTCAGGTCTACGCGCATCGCTTGGCGTGGTTCTACGTGTACGGGGTTTGGCCCGATCAACAGGTGGACCACATCAACGGCGTTAGAGATGACAACTCGATAGGGAACCTGAGGCTGGCGAGCCAATCTCAGAATTCCTGCAACGGCGCCCTTCGATCGACAAACACGAGCGGCTATCGCGGCGTGAGTTGGTCGAAGGACAAGAAGAAATGGGTTTCCAGAATCGTCAAGGATAGGAAGCAGCACGTCTTGGGATATTTCGCCTCGAAGGAGGAGGCTTACTATGCATATCTCAAAGCCGCGCGGGAGCTTCACGGAGAATACGCGCAAACTTGATAGCATTGGAGGTGCCCGCAAATGAGCACCACCAACTTCATTGACGGCGTGACGAACGCCTCGTCCACCAGCGGGGTCATGGGGACTTATCTAGCTCCTGACCCGAGCCGTTTGCACCAGTGGTTCGATGATTTCGATCACTTTCTGCAAGCGAGCAATATGGACTGGCTCGTCACACAGGTAACGGGCACCACAGCTACCGCAGCCGTCGTAGACGAAGACGGCGGCGTGGTTGTCCTGACCAACGACTCGACTGCTGCGCATGGCGTTTATGCGCAGTGGCAGGGCGGTGCCAGTAGCGTAGCGGAAACGTTCACGTTCAGCAGTTCCAAAGCACTTTGGATGAAGGCTCGGTTCAAGCTGAGCACGGCAACCAATACAGCAATGGTTCTCGGACTGATCGTTACCGATACGACGCCACAGGCAAATGCGGATGGCCTTTACTTTATCAAGGCTGACGCATCGACGACGTTGAAATTCAACGCAACATCGTCTGGTACCTCAGCCACCACGTCGGTCAACGTCGGCACGTTAGCGGACAACACCTACGTTGAGGTCGGGTTTGCCTATCTCCCGAATGGGGATGGCAACACCAACAACGGCGCACCTGCGGGGCTTCTCTACCTCAATGGTGCGTATGTTGGGAAATTCTCGACGTTCGCCAACTTCCCGACGACGGAATTGGCGGTGACGTTCGGGGTTTCCAACGGTGCTGCTGGTGCTTCAACGACGATGTCGACAGACTACATCCTCGTGGCGAAGGAACGCTAAGCCATGAAGGGCCGCAAGGGTAGCAAGCCGTATTCCCCGATGGGGTCGATGAAGGGACAAAAGCCCAAATTTAACGGGCCTGAGACTTTCAAAGACCCTGCTGCGGAAGAACCGGCTAACGACATGCCCCCTGTTCAGGGCTTCAAGGCGCGCATGCGTCTTGATCGCCCCGGACGTAAGCGCGGTGGACGAGTGGGAGCCGACATGGCTCCACTCTCGTCTGCTGCCAAGGGCTGCTAGCTGTCGCGCGTGACCGAGTGGCAGGGAGGGACTGTCACTCGGTGCGCATTTGAACGGGATCAGACATGGCTAAGCTGACAAGCAAGCGGCGCAACGCGCTGCCGAAGGATGACTTCGCGCTTCCGGGTCGGAAATACCCGATCGAAGACGCCAATCACGCACGCAATGCCCTCGCAAGAGTGAGTCAGCACGGAACGCCGAGCGAGAAGGCGAAAGTTCGCAGCGCCGTCCATCGCAAATACCCCGGCATTGGGAAGGACTAATCAGAATGTCAGGACCTCTCGCGAGATACGCCACGATCACGGATACCGGCGTTGCTGGCCCGTACAATCTTGATCCGACCATCAGCCCATTCAACGTCAACGTTCAGGTCTACGTCCCTGATGACGTCACTGTCTCCTATAGCGTGGAATACACGCTGGATCAGTTGAACCTTCTTGGTGGACAGGAAAACCCGAACGTCCGTTGGGAAACCGATACGAATTTCCCCGACAGTTCTGCTGCAACCATCACCTCGTCATTCGATGCACCGCTGACGGCGATCCGGGTGAACGTCGCATCTATATCTGGCGGTTCTATTGAGTTGAAGATCCTGCAATCGTTCAGCAAGAACTGAGGGCACCGTGGCTACTTCGGGCACGTACTCGTGGTCACCATCCACGGGCGACCTCATGCTGACGGCGTTTGGCCGTATCGGCATCCGTCGTACCGAGGAAGTGCAGCAGCATTTGGCCGATGCCATCACAGAGATGAACCTTCTGCAGGTGGAGTTCTCGAATAAACTTCCGAACCTCTGGCTTTCGGAGCTGTACGAGGTTCCTCTCACGCAAGGCACGGCGACCTACACGCTGCCGGCGCGCCTGATCTCTCCGATGGCGGTTTATCTCACGGTCGATCCGGGCGGTAGCGGCCAGAGCTTTGACCGCATTCTGAACCCCATATCGACCTACGAATACGCGAGTCTCCCGAACAAGGAATTTCAGGCGCAGCCAACTTGCTATTGGTTTAATAGACAAGTGGAACCACAAGTCACGCTCTGGCAAGTGCCAGACGACTCCGCCACGTACACGCTGAAGCTCCAGATCATCTCGCAGCCACAAGACGCAAAGCTACCGAACGGTTCGCAGCCCAATCTTCCGTACAGATGGTGGGACGCATTTACCGCTGCACTCGCGGCGCGCTTAGCTGTGATCTACCGACCGGAGTTGGAAGACAAGCGCAAAGCTGACGCCGAACGGGCCTGGCAGATCGCGGCCAAGGAAGATTATGAAAATGTCCCGACGTTCATATTTCCGGCTTTGGGCGGCTATTATGGAGCCGGACGCTAATGCCTTGGCGGCAGCATGGCAGAGCTGAGGTTGATGCCGAAAGCCCAAGTTCGTTTGCTGTCTGCGATAGGTGCGGATTCTGGTACAACTTAAAGCGCCTCACTTGGCAGTACCAATTCGCAGGCACAGGCATGGTCAATCTGCGATTGCTCGTTTGTGAGACGTGCTTGGACGTTCCACAACCGCAACTTCAAGCGCTGATCCTTCCGCCTGATCCCGAGCCCGTCTTCAACGCACGTCCCGAGCCCTACATGCTCGATGAGGTCGATCTTCTGTCAACGGAAGATCAAGAGCCGATCACGACACAAGACGAAACAGAAATCGTCCCCAACGATCCCTCGCAGAACTTTTCTGAATCCCCTCCGGATCCGAACAACGGTCCGAATCCTCCAAATTCGGGTTCTTAAGAGCGCATGGCAACAACTCCGATTTCAAATCTGCCGCCAGTCAACGGATTGGACGGCAGCGAACTCATGGTCGTCGTCCAGTCCGGAATTACGTCGCGATCAACCGTGCAGATGGTTGCCGACCGTGCTCAAGGACTGGTTCCCTCCGGAGGTTTGACGGGTCAAGTCCTGACCAAATCGTCCGATCTCGACTTTGCTCTGGAGTGGGCCAACGGCGGTGGCGGAAGTGGTTCGCTGGTTGTTGGGACGACAGAAATTGATGGCGGAGCGAACGGCCGCGTTCTGTTCGATAATGACGGCTTCCTGGGTGAGTATGTCATAAGCGGGACCGGCAATGTCGCCATGACGACATCTCCGGTTTTTACCACTCCGAACTTAGGCACCCCATCTGCCGCGGTTCTCACCAACGCAACAGGTCTTCCCATTGCAAGCGGTGTGTCTGGACTGGGCACAGGCGTTGCAACCTTTCTGGCAACACCCTCAAGCGCAAATCTCGCATTTGCCGTCACAGACGAAACCGGAACGGGGTTACTTGTTTTCGCTACGTCTCCGACGCTGGTGACGCCGAACCTTGGAACACCGTCCGCGCTTACGCTCACAAACGCGACAGGACTTCCTTTATCGACAGGCGTCACCGGTACGTTGCCGCTTGCGAGCGGCGGAACCGGATCGAGTCTCACTGATCCGGGTGCTGACCGGATCGGCTTCTGGGATGACTCCGCTGGCGAGTTCACGTGGCTGACGGTCGGTGCCAATCTCTCGATCACTGGCACCACGCTCAACGCGACGGGCGGCGGAGGCGGGACGGACATTGATATTGGCTCGACCGTCATCACTGGCGGTTCTACGGGTCAAGTTCTTTACGACAATGGCGGTGTTGCGGGCGAATACGCCGTAAGCGGCAGTGGTTCGGTCGCCATGACCAACTCACCGGCATTCACGACTCCTAATCTCGGAACGCCGAGCGCAGCAACGCTCACCAATGCCACTGGCTTGCCGATCTCGACCGGTGTGTCAGGTCTTGGCTCTGGGATCGCTACGTTCCTTGCAACCCCATCTTCTGCCAATCTTGCAGCAGCGGTTACGGACGAAACTGGTTCCGGGGCGTTGGTATTCGCAACATCACCTACGCTTGTGACACCGACACTTGGAACTCCTGCTTCCGGCACTTTGACCAATTGCACCGGGCTTCCGATTGCTTCTGGCGTTTCTGGTTTAGGAACCGGAGTCGCAACCTTCCTCGCGACGCCCTCGTCAGCCAATCTCAAAGCTGCGGTGACCGATGAGACGGGCTCAGGAGCTCTAGTCTTCGCAACAAGTCCAAGTTTTCTTACGGGCATCTCTATAACTGGCGCAGCGTCCAGTCTCTTGCCCGCCATTGCAACAACTCAGACCGCTGCGGGGACTGTAGCAACTGAGACAAGCCTAAACACCGTCACAATATCAACTGACGTTGCCGATGCTGTCAAAGTCAACGGTTTTAATGTTACACATAATTTTGGGGGATCAGCCACAAAGGGCGGTCGCCATGCCTTCCGCGCTTGGGTTGAGATCACTGCTGCTACGGCGTCCGATAACCCAGACCGCAACTACGCCGGCGCGCATATGCGGGCACAGGCGAGTTCTGCAGACAACGGAACATCGGGAAGTGAGAAGGGGGCATTCTTCGGGATGAACCCCGAAGCCGTTGCATCGAGCGGCGCAACCAACCTACTTGAACTGACTTCTGGCGAATGCAACGTCGCGGCGAAAACAGGGTCGAGCGTCAAGTACAAAGCAGGCTTAACGATTGTCGCACGAAACGACGACGCGGTTCAAGGTTCGACTTACGATTGCAGTCTTGGGCTGTCGAACCAGACAGGTGCCGTTGGCTTCAATGACGGGTTTCTTTTCGGCCCGATGAACGGTCAGTTCCCTCTGACAAGCAGTGGGAATCTGATGCGGACCATCGGCGGTTCGTTCGCGAACGGCATTGATCTGTCCAACTCAACCATAAGCCTGCTGGCCTTTGCGTCTCCCAATTTCAAAGTGGCAGGTGATGGAACAACGACAGTCGGACTAGGAAGGAAGTTCAAGCTGGATCCTGCAACGGGTGCTTCCGGTTTTCAGATGGGAAACACCGCGACCGGCAATCCGGCCCAGGTCGACCTCGATCCGTTAACAGGCGATGGGACGTCACAGGCCCAATTCAGGTTTTTCCGCAGTACCAACACGAGTGGGGCGACTTTTTTTAGCGTCCTCAAAGGAAATAACAGTTCTACTGAGAACTGCCGTTTCCATGGTCAGGGCACAAACTCCTTCGCATGCGCCGACAATGGCAACTTTGGCGTCGGTAACAACGCTCCGACTTCGAAGTTGCAGGTATCCGGTCCGATCGCAACGGCAGCGCCCGCTACCAAGACGGCGGATTACACCGTTACCGCATCGGATGCGTCGATCATCTGCAATGGATCGGGCGCAATCGCACTGACGCTACCGGCAGCTTCGGGATGCGCAGGACGGTGGCTGACGGTCAAAACAATTGCTGCACAGGCCGTTAATAGTGCGTCTTCGAATGTCGTTCCTTTGGTGGGCGGATCAGCAGGGACCGCGATCCTGACAGGAACTGCCGGCAAGTGGGCACGTCTACAATCGGATGGAACGAACTGGGTTATCATGGAGGGCAATTAAGCCCATGAACGCACCCAAGAGTGTTGAGAAACTGGCCGAAGATAACATCAATGATGCCCTGTCTCTCCCACATGGCGCCGTGAAGGTAACCTACGCGTCGATCCCGCTCCCGGTTGATGAGATTGTTGCTCGCCTTGAAGGACAAGCACAGGCGCAGATCGTTATTGGGAACAACCGCCTATTCCTCATTGGATGGGACAAGTCGGGCGCCGCGGCCGTTATTGAATTAAAGCAGCTTTAGCTCCTGAAGGAAGAGGCGTTGCCAGAGGTTTCGAGCGCCAGCGATCAATCGGCCGTTCGATAAGCACATGTAAAGCTACGGCTGCGGCGACGGCCAGCGCGAGGATAATGACAGTCCAGAGGGCCGAGCCTCTATGTCCCGTGATTAGGAAATGCGTAAGCGGCCAATGCACGACGTAAATGGGATAGCTCAGCTCTCCAATCATGCGGTCAAACTTGTTCGATCGCGTGATATGGAAAAGAAGGATCATGTAAGCGATAAAGGCGGCGATCAAAACATCTTCACGGAAGTTTCCGAAGTAGCCCATCGGCCAGCAGCCCCGAAGGATCGCAAACCCACCCGCCATTGCGACACCGACAAGAGCCGCAGCAAGTGCCGGGATTTTCAGTCTATCGAGATACGGATGCAAAATCGTCCACGCCCAATAGGCGAGCATACCGAGCAGGTAAATCCAGAAGAATGTGATCTGGCTGCGTTCGAATGGAACCTTGAGCGATCCGCCAGTCATCACAAACCAAGCGTGAGCGGCGAAGGCGACCAGAAATAGGATAAGAGTCGCTCGCCAACTGCGGGCAAAGAGCGGCGACACAAGATAGAAGCTGAGTTCGATACCAACAGACCACATCTGCTCCAAACCGACGAGCCCAGCATAGCGGCCGATAGGATCGACCCACCATAACGCTTCGCTGCCGAACAGAGAAAATGCAGCGGCATAGAATGGGATGGATTGGTCGGAAGGCAGCGGTTGAATGAAGACCACAATGAGCATCAGTACGACGATGTACGTAGGCCAGAGCCGAAGATAGCGGGCGATATAGAAACGGGTGGGATTTCTCTCGGTGTATTTGCGATTGAGCACCAGCGCCATACAGAAGCCGGAGATCGCAAAGAACAATTTCACTGCGAACATGCCAGACAGGAAGCCGCCGAGAACGAAGGCGTTGTGGCAGGCCGCGACCGACAGCGCCAAGAAAACCCGTACCAGTCCCATGAGAGCCCCCGCTCTTTTTCCCCACTGGGAGCCTAGCACCAGAAAAAAGATAATCAACACCGCCGCCCACTAAATACCCCGACTTGGCGGGTGTGGCCGAGGAATGCCGATGAATTTCAACTACACAGATTATGTCGCGACCATCGCCAATGAATCCGGCTACGATCCGAACGATCCGAATTTTATCCAGATACTCCCGACCGTCATCAACTACGCCGAGAACCGGATATACCGGGAAGCCGACTTCATCTCGACGGTCATTCGCGACACCGGAGCTTTAACCGCCAACAGCCGCAACTTCACGCTTCCCGATAACGTCGGGATGTTCAACGTCGTGCGGCAGATGAACTTGATTACCCCGGCTGACACACTGCCGGCAGACGGCACACGCAACCCCATGACGCCCGTCTCGACGGAAGTCATGGACATGCTCTGGCCTTCCGAACAGGCACCTTCCACGCCGTCCATCCCGACCATGTTCGCCATGCTGACGCAGAACAACGTCTCGGGCCAGACGGTGGACGTTCTTGTCGGACCGGCTCCTGATGACGCCTACCATGTTGAAGTGATCGGTACGGTCAATCCAACGCCGCTCTCCGCCGATAACACGACGACGTACCTGACTTTGTACCTGTGGGATTTGCTCATCGC